AGCCAACGCTCACGGTTGCTGATATCGATAGCAAGATTACAGCGCTGTGCCTTGCTTATGACGATATGCTACAGGCGAAAGTCACTATCCATGACACCTATTCGCACTATCTCGATGCGAAGAACTTCCCTGCAGGTAACGCAACAGCTGATCCGCAACAGGTCAGAAAACGAGTTTTTTACATTGATAGCAAAGTCAGCGAAATTCCGGGCGAGAGTATCGAATTCGTACTCGATAGCCCGATGTCGTTACAGGGAAAGATGATCCCTACACGACAGCTTCATTCTCTGTGTACCTGGTGTATCCGGAATAAATATCGCACCGGCGACGGCTGCGACTATGCCGGAACCCGCTATTTCGATAAAAATAACAACCCGGTGAGCGACCCCTCTCTGGACGAATGCAACGGCACGCTTACGGCCTGTAAGCTCCGGCATGGAGACGGCAACGAACTGCCGTTCGGTGGGTTCCCTGGCACGTCTTTGATCAGGAGCTGATATGCGTCAGAAAACCATCGATGCGATTATGGCCCATGCTGCAGCTGAGTATCCTCGCGAGTGTTGCGGCGTGGTGGCGCAGAAAAGCCGTATTGAACGTTATTTCCCGTGTCGGAATCTTGCCGCGGCGCCGCAGGACAATTTTGTACTTTGCCCCGAAGACTATGCAGCTGCAGAAGACTGGGGGAAGGTGATCGCCATCGCTCACAGTCACCCGGATGCCACGACGCAACCGAGCGAGCTGGATAAAGCGCAATGCGATGCAACCCTTTTACCCTGGCATATCGTGAGCTGGCCGGAGGGAGATTTACGGACCATCCAGCCGCGTGGAGAACTGCCGCTGCTGGAGCGCCCGTTTGTGCTTGGTCACTTCGACTGCTGGGGTCTAGTGATGAGCTATTACCGGCAAACGCACGGGATAGAGCTTCACGATTACCGGGTCGATTATCCCTGGTGGGAAAACGACTACCCGGACAACTTCTATCAGGATTGCTGGTATGAGTGCGGATTCCGTGAATTCGACGGGCCGCCAAAACCTGGCGATATGGTGATCATGCAGGTTCAGGCTGATAAGTGGAATCATGCGGGGATTCTGCTGGAAGGCAACATGCTACTGCATCACCTTTATGGGCATCTGAGCCAGCGCGTACCGTTTGGCGGCTACTGGATGGAAAGAACCATGAAAATTGTCAGGTATAAAGCATTTTCAGAGCGCGGTTAAAATATAACCACCTCTTTCAGAGGGGGCGAAATACTACAGCAATCTTTGTTGTTGTGCATTCCAACCAAACCATGCATTTTGTGCAAAAAGTGCTATTTATTCCCTTCTTGAAAGTTCGAACCGGATCATAGGCACCGCCTATCTCCCGAGATCGTGACAATAGTTTACTATTACCTGAGGGGTAACTTCTACGAAATGGGGGTTAACTTGCAAAGTGGCCACATTAAAATTCGTCGAACATGCATCTATCTTCAGACATGGGCCCATTGCTCAAATATGACGAATGGTATTAAATTACCGTCAACCACTTAAAGTGGTCATGAATACTTTGGATGTGTTTACATCCTACAATTTGAGAAAGCACTGCCAAACGTGCATGAGGGTGATAATCATGGGTCACGCATTACAAAAGGCAGATCGCTTGTACATTCCGCCTCGTGACAAATCCACGGTGGCGAAACCTCGTGCAGCGATCAGCGAAACATGTTCACATACTGGTCAAGTTAAAAACGCCTTTGAATTTGGGTTCGCTCGTTACGAGAAGGCGATGGAAGAACTTTCAAAGGTCTGAGTAAAAACGGATGACGACAGAGTATGTTGAAGGGATTAACTATCTTTCAATTGAAGATATCGTTTACATCAACAGGTCTCTGATCGAGACTCAGACGCCAAATGAACCAATAGGCGTACTGAATCCGAACAACCTCAGTTCTTCACAGTCCCGGCCAAGTACCATTCGATATTATGAGCAGACAGACGATATGTTTCGTCTGTCTGCTGTTCTAATTGAAAGCCTGATCCAGAATCATCCATTCGCAAACGCAAACAAACGCACCGCCATGATGGCAGGTTACGTGTTCCTGTTGCTGAATGGATATGAGCTTACAGCACCTAGTGATGAAGTCGTAACCATCGCAGAGGGCTTGGCTCGTAAGGATTATACAGTGCATGAACTGGAAGATTGGTTATGTCACTGGTCTCGCGAGTATGATTCCAAGACGTTATGTGCAACTGGCGGCAATTCGCTTCAGGCTCTCGTTGTGACTTCCCACTACATCCGAATCATCTCGAATAACTGAATCCGCAGATAGGCGGTTTTTTGCTGACTAATACTGAACTATATAACCCGCTTCGGCGGGTTTTTTTATGGAGTAAATATGGCCATTTCGCTAGATATGGAGCAGCTCAGAACCGTCCGGCTTTATGGTGTTCTTGGCGCCACCTTCGGGCGTGAATATCGTTTATCAGTAGCTTCACCTAAAGAGGCCATCCGCGCCCTGAGCGTTATCGTGCCAGGTTTTGAGCGTTTCCTGAATACCAGTAAGCAACGAGGTTTAACTTATGCGGTATTCAGCGGGAAACGAAACCTCTTAAACGATGAGCTCAGTATGGACAGGAGCACAGAGGAAATCCGCATCGCGCCGGTGATCATCGGCAGTAAGCGAGCCGGGGTGTTTCAGACAATCCTCGGGGTTGCCCTTGTCGCTGTTGCTGCGTTCGTCACGGGAGGGGCCGCGATCGGGATTGGTGGTACCGCATTCGCTGGTGGATGGGGCGCTGTGGCGGGGATTGGGGCATCAATGGCGATCGGCGGCGTAGTCCAGATGCTTTCTCCACAGACAACCGGGCTCGCCAGTAAGCAATCTGCGGATAACCAAGCCAGCTACGCCTTTGGTGGAGTAACAAACACGACAGCCCAGGGGAATCCGGTACCACTCCTTTATGGCCGCCGGCGAATAGGCGGCGCGATTATTTCTGCCGGGATTTATGTCGAGGATCAGCAATAAATAAAAACCTTCTTTCAGGCCACCTTCGGGTGGCTTTTTTTATGGGCGCAATATGGCAACGGCAATCGCTATAAAAGGCCGCAAGGGCGGCAGCTCAAGTTCCCGAACCCCTACCGAACAGCCTGATGATCTGCAATCTGTAGCAAAGGCAAAAATCCTCGTTGCACTGGGAGAGGGTGAATTTGCAGGGCTACTGACGGCGAAAGATATCTACCTGGACGGAACGGCTCTGGAGAATGCTGACGGATCTCAAAACTTCAGTGGCGTTACGTGGGAATTTCGCGCGGGAACTCAGGCGCAAAAATATATTCAGGGCATACCCGGTACCGAAAACGAAATCAGCGTGGGAACTGAGGTATCGAGCGCTACAGCGTGGACGCGAACGTTTACAAATACGCAGCTTTCAGCAGTTCGCCTGCGTCTGAAATGGCCTTCGCTTTTCAAGCAGGAGGACGACGGCGATCTGGTAGGTTACTCGGTTAATTATGCGATTGACCTGCAGACGGACGGCGGCACATGGCAGACGGTACTCAATACCAGCGTGACCGGCAAAACGACTTCAGGTTACGAGCGCAGCCACCGTATTGATTTACCTCATGCTGGCAGCACCTGGACAATCCGACTGCGTAAGATTACTTCTGATGCCAACAGCGCGAAGATCGGCGATACGATGACACTGCAGAGCTTCACTGAGGTGATTGACGCCAAGTTACGATATCCAAACACAGCGCTGCTTTATATCGAATTCGATTCCAGCCAGTTTAACGGCTCTATCCCCCAGATCTCCTGCGAGCCCCGCGGCCGCGTTATCCGCGTACCGGATACTTACGACCCCGAAACCCGCACTTATAGCGGTACGTGGGCTGGGAAATTTAAATGGGCCTGGACCGATAACCCTGCATGGATTTTCTACGACCTGGTGGTTAGCGACCGTTTCGGACTTGGGGATCGTCTTACAACGGCCAACATAGATAAATGGACGCTCTACCAGGTTGCACAATATTGCGATCAAATGGTACCGGATGGCAAAGGCGGAAGTGGTACCGAACCACGTTATACCTGCAACGTCTACATTCAGGAACGCAACGACGCTTATACGGTCCTGCGTGATTTCGCTGCAATCTTCCGTGGGATGACCTACTGGGGTGACGACCAGATTGTGGCGCTGGCGGACATGCCGAGAGATGTAGATTTTACATACACGCATGCGAACGTTATTGATGGGCGCTTTACCTATTCCAGCACCACCACAAAGAACCGTTACACCAATGCGTTGGTGTCTTGGTCTGATCCTGATAACGCTTATTCTGATGCGATGGAGCCTGTTTTTGAGCAGACGCTAGTTGCGCGATATGGGTTTAATCAGCTTGAGATAACTGCGATCGGTTGTACCCGTCAGTCGGAAGC